ATCCCTGTACAAAGGTAATAGATGCTGCTATAATAAGGATATGAAAAATACCCACTTAGAGCATATAGAAGATGAGATCCTCAACAGAGGGTCTAAAGGTGGTAAAGATGTTATTGATTTTCTAGAGGATATCGGTAAGTTTCTTCATCAACGACCAAACGAAGTCAACATCACTACCAAGTGGGATGGTGCGCCTGCGATTATTTGTGGAACAGATCCTGAGACACAGAAGTTTTTTGTAGGCACCAAGTCAGTATTCAATAAAACTAATGCTAAAATATGCTATTCAGACGGTGACATTGACAACTATTATACTGGGCAACTTGCTTCTAAACTTAAAGCATGTCTTAGGCACCTTCCTAAACTGGATATTAAAGGGGTTGTCCAAGGTGATCTCCTTTTTACAAACGACAAAAAAATATTATCTATCGGCGGAGACAGAGTTATTAGTTTCACTCCTAATACTATCACTTATACCATTCCTGTTGGTAGTTCTCTTTCTAAAAAGGTATCCAAGGCGGTATTGGGGATCGTATTTCATACGGAATATAGTGGTGACTCCCTATCTTCGATGGATGCAAAGTTTGGATTCAGACAGAATATTAAAGATCATAAAGATATTTTTGTACCCTCTGCGAATTTTACTGATTCTGTTGGTACTTCAAGGTTTAGCGCTATTGATCGGACTAAGTTTGCTTCGCTAGTTTCACGTTCTCGCGGATCTCTGAAGCAAGCATCAATCTTTTTAGATGCGATACAAAAGTCAGACTATGCAATGCCAACAATATTCAAAAGGTTTTTCAACTCTTATGTTAGAGAAGGTAAGAAACTAAACAGTGCGACTGCTGTTGTTAATGACTTCTCTAGGTATTATGCTGCTGTTCTAGACAAAGAAGTTTCTTCTAAGAAGAGTAAATTAGGTAAGGATAAATATATACGTATCAAAACACTTGGTCTCAGGTTTATTGAGAAAAACCAAAGAAGCATTTATATGACAATTGCTTCTCACATGAACATTACTCAAGCAAAAAACTTTATTATTCGTAGACTTGAACGTGCAAAATCCATTGGGACATTTGTTCGTATCAATAATGGATATAAAGTAACTACTCCTGAGGGGTTTGTTGCTATCAAGAATGGTCATGCCATCAAACTTGTAGATCGTTTTGAGTTTAGTAGAAACAATTTTACAGTAGCAAAAAACTGGGATAAGAAATGAATTTTGTTGATTTCATTAAAGAAGCAACAAGCACTGCATCTCAACAGGCAGCACGTCTGGGGTTGCAAGGGAATGGTCATGGCGATTGGTATGATAATAATGGAAAACTTGTAGCAAAAACTGTAAAAGGATCTCTGAAATTCTTTGGTAAGAAAAAGGGTGCTGGTGAAGATGAACCATCTGTTCCAAATAAAGATTCTGTTGTAGGACAAAAGATTCCTCATGATCAACAAGCACCTGAAGAACCTGCAGAAGATCAACCAACAAAAGGTCCTCTAACTATTGGATTTGGAAGATTCAATCCACCCACTGTTGGACATGAAGCACTACTAAAGACAATAAAAACAACAGCAGCAGATGGTGAATATAAAGTATACCCATCTCATTCACAAGATTCTAAGAAAAATCCTTTAGATTCTGAAACTAAAGTTAGTTTCATGAAGGCAATGTTCCCTGATCATGCAAACA